ATTTTTTTTTTTCATTCTCAAAAGTACACAGAGGTTAAACTACACAGAGGTCGGGGGTAATAATAGTCCCCGACCCAATGCTTCGCCAGTCAAATTTTTAGGCGTCTTCATAATCCAAGTCCAGTTGCCAATTGATGACTACTGGTAGCGTTGCCGCGTTAAAGGTGGTGCCGTCGGCAGCCACTGCTTGATAAAAGAAGAACAGACCGGCTCCTTGAAAACCACTACCGTTATCGTTAAACTTAAGAACCTTAGGATAGAGTTTCGTTATGTCCAGTTTACGGACAACATTTAATTTAAAATCATTGTTGTTATAGGACTGGGAAGCAGGTTGATTGCCTGTCCCGTTAGCAGAGGAGTAACCAACTTTATGAGTCCAGTACTTTTTAATTGTCCAGTAGTCAGAATTAAACTTTTGATTCAAATCTAGAATTGTACCAAAAACAGGATTAGTGGTATTGTTGTACTGATAAAGCGCATTGAAATCCGCTGGGATAGGGAGAATACCAGCAGAGTTTTTCACGTAGCCAAGAAACAACTGAATCTCACACGGGCGAGGAGCAACGTTAGAGACAGCATTGTACTGTGAAGGATAAAGAACATACTTAAGCATGACCTTACGAGTACGCACTTCGTTACCAGTTCGCATATTTTGACCTACACCTTGCAAGAGAGAAATAAAACCTGCATAGGGAGTTAAGGGAGCAATGTACAGAGAAGGTGAATTAATCACATTCCCAAAAGGCTGAGCAACCTGTACTTGGATTGCTTTATTTTCTATCTGACTGTGTATGGTACGAGACACATACGATTTAACAGCAGAGGAAACAGCAGAGGATTTTCTTCCACCACGGGCATATCTTTTCTTGGTTGCAGGGGATTTCTTTTTGTAGACACGACGTTTTTTAAAGAAAGGCATAATAATATTATAACTATAATGTCTTTAAATGCTAATAATAAAAGTGAAAAAAGGGGGTGGGGTGGGGTGACGTTCACGCCCCCCCTAAAGGGAACCCAACGGGGACTCCACTCAGGGTTTATTCTGAATGTTAAAAGTTGGGGTGGGGTGGGGTATCAGGGAAGAGTTCAGTCGTCACGTCTATACGACGTAACAACTGATTAATATCCTCACGTGAATCAAACATCGCCGTCGGCGAATATGCACTCGTTATGAATATTCGTTTTGCAACGAATTGCCGAGAACCGCCTTTACACTCAACACGCATCGCATACCTATCCAGTAAGCGTAACAACTCGTGGAACTTTAGGAAATCTTTTCGCATATCGTCTATGAGGACATTTTCATGCGCATCATATCCCTCAAACCATTTCCCAGTAGATAAACAGGTATAACAGTCATCACCTAATTCTTGGTAGGCGAGGCGGGACTTACCAGTGCCTGTCGCACCATACAACCAAGTCACATGAGGTTTCTCACAGCGTGACTTTTCAGTATACTTTAAAATACATTCAGCCATCCTTACAGACTGATATGAATTGGCCACTAAAACTACATCGGCCATTCTTCCCGTACTTGCTAACACACGCTTCACAACGTCTAAATCCTTGCGAGAGCCTGCACCAGTAGGCGGGACACCTTTCTCATCAAATTCCTTATCTTTTTTACAATAGACCATTGCTTGTATGGGAGTACCTTTAGCCACCTCAAGATGTGCACGAGGCAACAACTTGCTGACAGCCTTCATAGTCTTGGCATTTGGAAACATTACAAAGCCTTGTAGATGAGGGGTACCACACTCACCAATCTCGTGACCAACAACAACATACGTGCACTCAATCTCTAGAGCGTACACGGCTTCTTCAGCGGAATAATTATTTATAGTAAAACAGTAATTTCTAGATTTGCTCATTTCAATTTTTATATATATATGTGTAGTGTTTCTTTTTAAATCCATTTCAATTTTTTTTTTTCATTCTCAAAAGTACACAGAGGTTAAACTACACAGAGGTCGGGGGTAATAATAGTCCCCGACCCAATGCTTCGCCAGTCAAATTTTTAGGCGTCTTCATAATCCAAGTCCA